GCGATGATGAGTTGGATATCGTGATTCGAACAATAGAATATGAAATACAAAAAGTAACATCTTATAAAGGATTGTTTTTATCAACTTTAAGTATCGTAATTGCGTTAATACTTGTAATAGTTACATCAGATGATATGAATATTAAGCTAACGATTGCGTTAGTTTTAACATATTTAATTATCATGATAACTTACTTTTTTATAACAGCACATGGAATTACTAATTTATACAAGTATTTAAACAAAGTTAGATATGTTAGAGCTAACAATAATACATAAAAGTCACACTCATTTGATTTATTATGCATAGGAAGATAGCTTGTACGTGTATGTCGGAAACAAGTATGAGAGGCTACTAAATTGGTAGTCTCTTTTTATAATGACAATCCATTCCAATTATCCTATGATAGATAGGTAGATGGGAGGTGTTACAA